GGCCTTCACAGGCCTTCTATCTCGTATAGTACGAGATGTCATGCTCAGTAGCATTAACACAGCTATTAAGATGTGATCTTATTACTCAATCCATAAGGCTTCTACACTGAAAGGTGTAGTTGAGCGCTCAAAAGACTGTTTAGGTCTTCGAGTGGAGGTAATAAGGTTTAAGTTTCTTTATAAGGCGACTATTTCGAAAGGAATAGTTGAGTCGCCTCGTAACCGTTAGTCAGGTTACCAGGTAAAGGCTTAAACTTAAATTCACATCAGCTTCTCACGAAGTAGCATGATCCTAACAACGTTTCGCAACGTCGTCGTTGATCAAATCTGAGTGCCAATTGGACTGCATCCAAGGATGCAACCTCTTGAGTTAATACTCAATCCCGAGCGGTATACAGACTGCAAACTTGTCTCATTGAGATGAGGGTAGTTGGCATTAGTCAATTACTACTCGAAATTGGTATATTCGAGCTCCCGAGTCACTGTTTAAAGTGAAGGGAGGGTGTATCTAATAAGGGGGGTTGTAAAAAGCGTGATCACATAATCATGTTAAAGATTATATGAGTGAAACTTTGTATCCGGCACAATCTATTGATCGACGCGATCGTTTCGACGCAGTACTCTTGGTTGAGGTCTTACCTTGTTAGGTAAGACGGGAGAGGTACTTCTTCATTCGGAAGAAGACTCAGAACTCAATATAAGAGCCTGTCGTCGATCTGTTTTCTTCAGGGTTGAACCCTTGGAGTCTTTCCAGATCCCTGCGAAGGGTGGCTGCGGCCCCAATTTATTGGGAAACCGACTGTCAAAATTAAGACTCTGAAAGAATATAAAAGAATGAGAAAATTATTCCTCCCTTTTAGACTTCCTTCAGATATTAAAACTTTGACTGCCATGTCCTTTAGAAATAAAGGGCATATGCTGCTAACTATTCTTAATAAAATAGCTCTAGCAGTATATGGAAAGACAAGAGAACCGATCGTGAGAGGGACTGTGCATATCGTAAGAAGGTTGTACGTAATTTATTCAAAACAGGGTATGAAAGGATTAGTTTCCTTTATGAAAACATGCTCTGTTATTACGCAACAAACCTTAGGGGGACATGTCCTACCTTCGCTTACGCCTCTGAATACGAGAGTTTCAAGAGGATGCCACGGATTTCCGAGAATAATTCCTAGAGTTTGGAGAGCTAGATTGTTGTCTAGTCCTCTTTTAGCCAAATATTGTTTATCAATATTTGCCCTTTACAGATTCTTGTTGTTTGATTCACCTGTTAAAGTGAAAGCAATCACAGATCCCTATAAAGGAAATTCGACGATTATTCCGGAATTAACTGAACTGATACCCTCTTTCTTCTCAGCAATGTCGAAATACTCGGATTTCATCACTATTAAAGATGAAACTGAGTTGAGACAAGAAGAGGGATCCAAACTGTTTTCGGTGCTGACTAAAGGTCCTACCACGTTCCCATATAAGGGGGATAGAGGTCTTTGGTCATCTCATATCATCTCAATACTGAGAGCTTATATTATTCTTCACCAACCTAGATTTTCATCTACTTTGGAAAGTTTAAAAATAATTGCCCAGTATTTTAATACCCCTGCATTCGCAGAAATCGAAAGATTATTTGCGTTGAAAGATATTAACCTCCCAGTAATGAGGGAGACGGGAATCGATATGAGAGCACCAGCTTCTCACCATTTATGGCCTGAGGACTTAAGTAAAAGTTTCTTAGGTAAACTTGGTTTGAAACAGGAAGCAGCAGGAAAAATGAGAGTCTTTGCTATGGTAGATCCATTTACGCAGTGGGTACTTCATCCTATTCATAAAATAATTTTCGATACTTTTTTGAAAAATATTCCTATGGATGGGACTTTCAATCAATTGAAGCCATTAAATGCTTCAAGAAAGTGGAAAGTACTTTATTCGCTAGATCTATCGTCGGCTACAGATAGACTACCAGTTGAACTTCAAGGAAATATAATAGACTTTATGTTCCCAGGGCTTAAAACCCCTTGGATCACGAGTTTGGTCGAAAGACCTTATTATAATCCTGAATCTAAAACTGGTGTTGTTTATGCTGTAGGACAACCCATGGGAGCTTATAGCTCATGGGCAATGTTAGCAGTGACTCACCATTTCATTGTTCAGTGTGCCGCATGGCAGGCGGGAGTTGTAGCAACGGGTACTTTGTTCGAACAGTACGCCGTATTAGGGGATGATGTGGTTATCGGGAATTCTAAAGTCGCCAAAGAATATTTGAATATTATTGGTGCTCTTGGGGTTGAGTGCGGACTTCACAAAAGTCTGCTTTCTCCTTCCGGAACTGCTTTAGAATTTGCCAAAAGAACGTGGCACCTAGGAAGAGATGTATCACCTATCACAGTGAGAGATCTCGCAGCAAGTTTACTTGCTATTCCTAACCTTGTTCAATTTGGTAATAACCACGGAATCAGTCTGCCTACCTTGCTTAAAATTGCCGGATACGGTTACAAAGTAATAGGAGGTCTTAATAAACCCTTCCACAAATTAAACCTTGTGGTAAGGAATTTTATTATTGCCCAACTAATACCAAGTAACCTAAATCATATCGGGGAATTATTCGGAAGATCAGCTCTTTCAAAATGGTCTTGGGAACCCCAATTTGGGGAACCTATCCTAGCTCTATTCAGAGCTTGGGCCAGAACCGACATCGAGAAATTAACCTCGTATGTCTGGTTTTCTGAAGACGCATATATGAAAGGTGCTGATCCATGTTTAATGCCCTTTACGAGACCGGAGCAAGAGGCAGCGCTAAATGAATTGATCCAACTGTACTACGCAGAATTTGATGAACACGATAGTGGGATTCTTGCCTGCATAACAGATCCGTTAGATGTATTCAAAATATATCTAAGGTTCGCTGCTGAATGTACCTCAATTAGAGGTATGTCGGCTTGTGAATCACCGGTAGCTAAAGCTGCTATCGATCCAAGATTTGTGGCGCAGTGGAAAAGTTGGAACAAAGTGATTTCCCTTCTGACCCCTACGTTAACCGCGCAGTCCGCTAATCAACAGATGATAGATACTGATAAAATGAAATTTTCATCATTTTTCATGGTACCTTTCAATCTAAGATCGCTTAGAGCGATTAAAGTTATGTGGAAAACATCTCCTTCCCTAATCTTCTTTTTAAGAAGTGGCAGATATGTTAAATTCCTTAGTATCTTCTATCCGATGACAAGTTTCATCTTGTATGTCGGCGAGTGGATAGCACTACTTTCAGGTTTGACCCTGATCGCAGTGTCTTTAGCTATTGTTGCGAATCCAGAGTTCTTTGTTGTAACTCTTGTTCCACAATTGCTATCTGTCTTAGGAACAGCTCATACTGCCGCCTTATTAGGGGGACTTGGGGTTCAACATGAAATTCCTTCAACCTGGTTGGAGTGGTTCAGCTGTTTAATACCACATTGGTATAGTCCCGTAACTGGGACGGTGCACATGTTTATGTGCATAGCTGATTACCTGGTGTCCACTATTGTATGGTGGAATACCTTTCTCTACTCAGGTCTTAAAGGAATGGTTGGTCTATTCGGCCTATGGGCGACAGTTAAAGTCCTTTCGGTTATTAAACTGATTTGGGCCCATACTCAAGCCGCATTGCTAGTCATGGGGTTATCTCACCCCGTAGCAATACTAGGTACTTTCATCACTCAAGCATTAGTGATCTGTTTTATGGATCCACTAATGATTCTGTATGATAACTTTTCTCTACCACAGTTGATGTGGTTCTTGATACCCGATCCTGCCGGTGTATGGAATCTTATAGTTTCGCTTAATGTATTACCTTGGGCTCTTCTTGAGTCCGCGGTTCACGCTTTAACGACTGGAACATTTGTGAGTTCCGCTATAAGTACCATACTTGCAGGATGGAATGTAGTGACATCTGATTTAACCTTCTATGGTTTAGATCAGATTCTACATATCAATAACCCTCACCAGGTGGGGTTAGATTTTATTACCCATATCCTTGGTCCTTTAGATCAAAGACTGGGTAATATAATGAGATCAGTACAGAACTTAAGAGGTATATGGAGGTAATACTCCCCTCTTAAGAAGGATGAAGTAACGATAAACATCATGACCAACGAACATGTTAAAATGAGGTATCGAGATGTTGTCGACAGCCTGGGTTAGTAATCAGGATCAAAAGTATTTAAATGATAGTCCATTACGACCTGTCATTTAAATATGAGACCTGACCTAAGCTAGGCACGGCCCACATAGCAAGCTCTACGATCCGAGAGAATCTTGTTGTCTCTCACATCGTGTTCTCTTGTCTATGCAGGAGAGGTCGCCACCTTAAAGCCGGTGGCCTCTCGCAAGTAAAGTAACACATCTGAGTGTCACTTCTTAAGGAAGTCCTGAGTCAAATCAGGCGGGTCTTAAGTCGTATAGGGGGGTGCGAAACCCC